CCCGATAATCGGCGCAGATGTGAACCGAAGCATATACTTCAGTCCATAGAAGTCGACGAACACGGGCGCAAAGTTCATACTCTGACTGTTGCTGCTTAGTATTCTTTTTGTAAAGATCCTCTATAATATCATAGATGATAAGAAATATCTCCTTCTTCTGAGATTTATCAAAGCCAGCAAAGTCACCATCAAGAAATGAACAAGTAGTACCATCATTGTATGAACTAAGATAATTCGCAAATGCCTCCCATTGATTGGACATAGGATTTAATCCTACCATAACTGGAGTAGCAAATTGGGATGGTTCAAAGGCATTGATACATCCAAGAAAATATTTCCTAAAGAGTACTAGGTAATCTACTGAAGAAGCTGCAAACAACCTCGTCTTCCCAGCATCTGCTTTTGCTAGAGAAACAGTCTCGTCTTTCAAACAATCTTGAAAGTAGAATACCTGTCTTTCGCCTCTAATTAATCCTTCTTCTTTCGCTTTAATATCTACGAGTAAAGCAAGCCACTCTTTGGAGTCGAAAGTATAATCACCTTCTTCGCCCCAGAGTGCCTTCTTATTCTTACATAGATACGTATTGTAGGGATAACCCACACTAGTACCTCTGGCTATACCAGTGACTGTGCGACCATCCAAAACAATAGAACGAACTGAGACTTCGAGATCCAAAGGTTCAGTAGTGAAAGAAGGAAGGTTAAAAAGCAGATCGGCAGTAAGCTCTTTAACCGCTAAATTCAGACATCTTGCATCAGGAGTAAAAGTTCCTTTACCATATCCGGCGTAAGCCTTCATTAAAGGATTTATAACACCTTCATCAGGATGAATAAATTGGCGCAATCGAGCTGGCCGCTTAGTTACAGGACCAAGCAAACCCTGCAGAGTGGTTGGAACAATATTGCTAACATTGACTGATGATGGACATTTCATTCCATGCTTTTCAGACGGGAAAGGGAAAGAGGCTACATCACCTTCTGGTTTAAAATCCAGTGCAGCAACAAAAGTATCAATCTCTTCCCGTGTAATTATTATCGACTTGCCAAGCGAGCACAGACGACTGTCAGCACTACCTGCAGAGTGAATACCCAATATACACGTAGAACGTTCTGAGGTCAAAAATATGGGACTGCCACAAGAACCAGGTCCCATACTATAGTTATACTGAATACCACGAGCAATTCTTATACTTGGACGATCCTCATAATTTTGAACAGGTGAATTAGTAATTTTCGTAGCTGTGAGATTAACAACAAGTTCTTTACCCTTATTCCTACCATGCATTGTAACTTCAAAAGCACTAGGTAAAGCTGCGACTTGTTTCTCTGTAACGAATTTACTTATGACATTCTTCATCTGATGTCCTTGACCAACCGGGAGGAGAATTAAATCATAGTCACCAGTTGTACTAGCCCAAGATGTAGCACCCTCAACAAATATATCAAGAGCATAACCTCTGTTACCAAGCACATAGCTTAAAAACAGTTCTTGATCGTCGTCCTCGTCAAAATCTCTTATATCGCACGCCTTCGTGAAATATAAGACAAGATCATCATAGTTCGAGCACAATCCATTTTCACTCTTGGTAAGAATATCAATAACATCCAAATAATGCTTATTGAACATTACCAAGTCATCCCTAAGGAACAGGGCATTTCCAACAATCTTAAGTGGTCCTGCGGATTGACTTGCGAGTACCAAAGTAC